TCCTGCGTATTCTGCAAGCTGCTATGATAAGCATTGATAGCCTTTTCGTCTGCTCCATCTGCGAGAGATGCTTTCTTCATGTTGAGCAGCTTGTCATCCTTGACCATCTTGCTCAGGTAGCTGCGCGCATTGGTAACGGCCTTGGCCGATTCAGCCGGATCCTCGCCATTTGCCTCGGTTTCATCGTTGTTTTCCACGATGAAATCGTCATATCTGGCAAACTCAGACTTGTATTTATACCAGGTCTCTTTGAGCGTATTGAGAGACTCCGCAAGGTCACATGGCTCAGTTATGCCGAGACATGTATTATAGAGGCTCTTGATTTTCTTCCATCTCTCAGCGTTCTGCGGCCAAATAGCCTTGATGTTGTCAGGCAGGCTGTCATGATCCGGGCGTTTCCCTCCGTGCATGGGGAGATCCTTTTCACTGTCGTCCTTGCTGTCATTTTCTGCCGGCTCTTCGTTTACGGCAGCCTTCAACTCGCCGAGCAGCTGCTTGGCATCGTTTTGCACATCCTCGAGCGTCTGGCCACGCTGACGGATAGGAACGAATTTCTTCAACTCATAGACGACCGTTGACTCAAAATGCTTTGGATTGGTCATTACCGTCTGAAACAGTTGTCTGTTACGGTTGAGTTGCAAGAGGAGCTTTGCTCCGCCTATGACATCCTCGGAAGTCCGGTCCGTCTTCGCCAAAAATTCATTCAGTCTCTTAGTGATGGTATTGTCTATTGGCATATTGTCATGTTTTTGATGTTATCGAAAAGGGGGCGGTCTCACGATCACACGTGAGGACCGCCCCAGTATCTATATATTATTAGAAGGAATGTTTTATTGTTATCCTGATTCAATCTTCTCCTTAGCTGTTATGGGTTTGGCTTCTCTTCTGCAGCTGCCGCGAGCTTACATGTTGCGCCGTCGATGTCTCCATCAGCGGTGTGAATCTTACCCGTATAGAACGGAGCCGGATGGAAGTCGGTGGCTGATGCCTCTACCGTTGTCGTATTTGAGTCTGTTGCCGCAGCTCCCGTGTCCTGTTTCAGCGACAACTCAGGAGAGAAGTCCTCCGAACCGATGATGCGGCATTTGCCGTTACGCTGAGGAACGAGCAGAATAAGCTCATCGTTGTTGGCCTGATCGATGAAGCCGGAAGCCTCTTCCTCTGTTCCAGGAATGGCAAACGTTGTTTTGTTTAGGAAGGTCTTGCATCCGTCGGTTCCCTGATTCTCCACCTCGATCTTACCGTTGTCCTTGACTATACCAATCTTGATGAAGTATTTGTCAGCGGCAAGTGTGAAGTCTCCCGTAGCCTGTACAGCCTCGGCGAGAGACTTCGGACTATCGGGAACGGAAGGATATGCAAGAATATCTCGCTTCGATGCTGCGTACACATAATCACGGATGCCTGGCAGTTTCTTCTGTCCCGGGCATTTCTCCAAATCCTCATATATAGAGGCGTTCTTTGTGCATTTTGACATACTGCTATCTTATTTTTATCATTAATAACTCGATGACCGTCGCCCATGGGCGACAGTCATCATTAAAACTTTAAGCGGTTGCCTTCTTCTCAGCGACAGCAAAGACCTCAGGAGAGACGCTCTCAAACTGAGTTCCGAAGAACATGTTGCCGATGAAGTCCATGTCGTAGTGGTTCGACAGCGACTTCTCAACGATATAGTTCTCATCAGCTGTCTTCTGGTTGTAGAGCAGCAGAATGTTGGTCTTCGGAGTGAGCAGCATGAAGTCTGCCGGAACACAAGACAGAGGCACGAGCTCTACGTTAGAAGCACCTTCAAGCGTCCGCTTTTCATAGCTCTGGTTGTATGGCAGCGAGCCGTGACGTGTCTGATAAGCCTCAGTGTAGTAGTGATAGGACATATCACTGACGAACATCTTCAGGTTAGGCAGACTGCGAAGCTTCGGACTGATTTTCGGGCCCCAGTAGAAGTCCTTGAACGCATCCTCGGCATTGTCCTTACCGATTGATTCCGTGAGATAGAAGAGGTTGCCAAGTGCCTCGGCAATGTAAACCTCCTTATTTTCGTTGGTTCCTGCGATATCGTTGTCGATGATGGTCTTGAAGCCATTGAAGAAAGCTGCTGTCTTGTCAAAGACGGTGCCGTCATGCTTTGCAGTGAAGGAATTCATATACAGGCGCTCGCCGAGCTTCTTCAAGATGTAAGCACATATCTGCACTACGATTGGCACATTCTTAAGGCCATCACCCTTGGTGATGTCGCTGCCCCAGATGGTCTGGTAGATAGCATTCGGATCGATGCCCTCGATGCAGTTGCCGAAGAAAGTCTCCAGTACACGGCCGGTGAACTTCACATCCGCATCGTGATGCTTATCCTTTTTGTAGTTGCCAATCTCAAAGTTACCGCTCATCTCCGTTACCGTCTCACGGTAGCGGATGCCGGTGCGAACGGAGCAATGCTGCAGCAAGTCTGCCATTGCCAGCATAGGCTGAACAATGAGTTCCTTGCGGTAGGTCTGATAAGTCTTGGTAAGCAGCTCCGGCGTGAAATTGATGTTGCCTACCTTTATTGATGTATTAGTGTCTGCCATAACTAAATGTCTTTAATAGAATCTGCGATGGCCTGTGCAGTTAACTGCGGAAGCTCATCAGCAGGGTTGTCGTTAGTCTTGTCCTCCGGAGAAGGATTCTTCTGAAGGTTCTTAATCTGCTCGTCCTTTGTGGCGAGGTCGCTTTTAGCCTGTGCCAGCTCGTTGCGCAGCTGAGCTACCTCATCGAGTGGCTCTGGCTTGGCGGCAGCATCGGCCTTTGGTGCTGGACTCTCATTTTTGTTGTCCTCGGCAGGCTTGATAATAAGCTCATTGAGCTTTTTAGCCTGGTCTGCTGTCAGTACAACCTGCCCATTATCGTCGGTAGGCAGAGAGTCCACGGCAAGCGCGGCGGTGATAGCCGCAAGTGCTAATGTTGGTTTGCTCATTTGTATGTTGTTATCCTCGACGTTAGATTTGTGGAGCAGGTTCTTGATTCCCTGCAACGTCTTCTGCAGGAAAGTCGGAGTTGGATTGCCCTCGCTGTCTGCCACTGCAGCCATCGGCTGCTGTGGCTTCGGCAATGGCGGTATGCCTGCCTCCTGATAAATATTGTTGTTGTTCTCGAATGCGTTTTTGAAGTTTGCCGTGAAGGCCTGAGCCTTCATCTCATCCTCCTTGTCCTCTCTGATGGAATCGACGAGTCCGAAGTCAAACGCTTCCTGTGCTGTCAGCCAGTTGCCTTTCTTCATCTGCCTCGAGCATTCCTCTTTCGTCTTGTGTGACTTGTCCGCATACATCTGCGCCAGCACATCATCGAAGGTGTTCAAGTCATTGCGCTGCTGCGTAAGATCCTTGATGTAGTCGTCCAGCTGCTCTTTGTTGGCCTGGCTGTATTTCATGATGACCGTCGATGTATTGTGGATGAGGAAGAAGCTGTCCTTGACGATGTCGATGGTAGCACAGCCCAACATGGCAATCGTTGATATGGATGCGTTCATGCCGAAGGCATGCGCATGCACCTTGCCATGATCCTTGAAGAGCTGGTTCATGATCAGTCCGTCCATGACATATCCACCGAGAGAGCAGAAGGCGACATGTACATCCTTGTTTTTCTTCTGGTCGAGAAGATAACGCACGTAACCGGTAGACAGGCAATCCCATCCGCCGATTGTTCCGGTTATGATTATGTCGTAGTTCATATTCCTCAGTTTATTTCATCGCAAAGGTAATATATATAATGTACAGGCAAAAACACTCGCTAACCAACGATTTGCGGCAGAGGGTACAGCGATGACCAGGTTACCGTTATTTCCGTCCACGAGTTATCCGATGGCTTTTCTGGCAGACTGTCTTGTACTGTCATCACAGGAAAAGGCCGTTTTTCCGTCCCAAGGAGCAGATGGCTGCCGTCTGCGAGTCTAAGCCTGTAGGCATAATTCTTATGGTCTTGGATGTCCTGACAAGTGTAGAATTTCAATGTTGCGGTATAAATTGGTACCTTATCATCCACTTTTTCAGTTGTGGAGAGCGAGGCATGCTCTCTGCATACAACTTCATCCCATTGAATACCTTCGGGCAATTTTATGGAATTAACTCCCACTCTGAGCAATCCGTTAAGGTTGTTGCATAATGTCCGCTCAACCTTAGTTATGATTCTTACCTTATTCATACCTCTTTATATTGTTTCTATTAAACGTTCGCCCCCGAACAAATAAGACCTTATCACGTATAGGAATTCTTGCACTTTTTTAGAAAAAAGTTTGCCAGAGCCGATTATTTCTTCCTCAAGTCCACCCCATGCCTGAGGTAAGAGTCGCGCATGCGCTGATAGCGCATCTTCAGCGTATAGTCGTAATCGGTGTCGATGCCGTTGCGCTCGCACCAGGCACGCACGCTCTTCAGCAGGGTGCAGCCGCACCGGGTCATCTCATTGAGGTCCTTCCACATCTGCATCTTGAATGTGTCGTCGATGATCTCCTCCAAGGCTTCCATGGCGTGCTTCGACATATAGTTGTAGCTGATGACACGCTTGCGCCCGCTGTCGGGTATGGCCACGGCCACCGTTCCGTCCTCCCGCTTTGCCGGTTGCCAGTCCTTGGGGCGAAGCGACACGAAACGACGGATGCAGGCATTTTCTGCGGACCGGGATGGAAACACCACCGGGTTGCCATAGTGATGGACCAGCCATTGTCCAATGAATGGCTTGACTTTTAGATAGAAGTAGAAGTTGCTCATGTTAGACTGCTTTATTAGATTTTTCCTGCAAAAGTAGGAAAAATTAGGTAAATATTCAAATCAACGTTGGATTATTACTTGCATTGTAAATATTATTCAACATTCTCATCTTCTCTTCATTCTTCTCCTTGTCTCTCTACTTCTGAGTAATTCTGATTTCGTGAAATAATTTTGTGACAACGTTTCATTTGTGACAGACTTCGCAACACGCTGATTTTCAATATCTTTTTATGTCACAGACCTCTGTTGCAGAATTTTTTGGCCGAAATCAAAAGTGCAACATGGGCATTGCTGACCCTATAAAAAAGGCCTTGTCACAAACCCGATTATTTTTGTGACAGTTTGCAACGCAACTTTGTGACAACTTTGTGACACCGCAAACCCCGATAAACACTGACTTTTTCACCTTTTCAAACTCTCTGTTACAAAAGTCACAAAGTTTTGGAACAAAATAAGAAAGGGGTCGGGGAAACGCAAAGCCGCCAAAAGTGGTGTTAGGTTCCAAATGTTAAGATACTTTACTTTCTACCCGTCATGTTTGTGCAACGCAAAAAGGCGGGGCTGTCGGTGAACCGGCAACTCCGCCCTACGGATAAGATTATATGTAAAGAAAGTGTGACGTACTAAAACGGGCAGTCGTCCGCGGAGGTGTCATCCGCTTGTTTGAAAAGCTCCTGCTGCTTGGGCTGTGGTTTGGGCTCTGGCTTCAGCTCCTCAATCTCCGAGGGCTTACTCTTCACGTATATCATGTCTTTTATCTTGCTCAGCCCACCGGGACCTGTGACACGCGACTGGATGCGGCCGGAGGCGTTCTGCATGTCCTTTGGATTCAGACAGTCTATCCATGGCCGGGTGGCGCAGAAGGCTTTCAGCTTCTTGTTGAAGCTCTGCATGGTGATGCGGTTCACATTGGCGAAGCGCATATAGTCGTTGAGCACATTGTCGCGCTCGAGCAATTTATCCAGGTTGTCGCCCTCGGGCGAGAAGTAACCGTCTGCCCAGTCTTCGAAGTTCGCGCCCATGTCGGCCTTGTACTTGCGCTGGATGATGTTCTCCATCGGCGGCTGTGGCTTATAGCCGCTGTCGGCCAGACTGAGGTAGAAGCGGGTGCACTGCAGCCAAAAGTTGATATCGTTGTTCCATTCCTCCTCGGTGTAGTCGTGCTCATAGAGTGTCTTGTGGAAGTCGTCGCGGATGGATCGGGTCTCGAGATAGTCGTTCTCCTCTGTCTTCTCGTGGTACCAGTCGGAGAAAACCATGTACAGAGCACGCGCTTGGCTCGACGGGTCGAAGTTGGTGGGAACGTAGTTGGTGGTAAAGGCGAACTTCGGACTCTCATCAAAGGGGATGGTGAAGACGTGGTTGTTCTTAGGGTTCACTGTGAGGTCCGAGGTGATGCTGTCGTAGAACTGGCCAAGGTCCATATAGCGGTCGCAGTCGTCGACGAGTACCATGTCGGTGAACTGTGTCACCTGCTCCAGTACGTGCGGGTCATCCATGAGGTTGCGCTTGCGGCCGGAGAGCGACACGGTCTTGCGCATCTTCTGGATGGTCTTGAAGAAGAAACTCTTTCCCGAGCGGCCGTTGCACTGGCCGTCCTCGCCGATCTTGTTGTCCATGGCCTGCGGTGCCCAGGCACGCGTCACGCTCTTGTAGCGGTGCAGCATGTAGCCCATCACGAAAATCTTGTTGATGAGATTCTGCTTCTGCTCGCTGATCTCCTCCGGGGTCAGCCCCTCGCCCTCGATGTCGAAGGGATGCTCAGCCAAATAAGTTTTGGCTTCCTCCGGCCGGTCTTCGAAGTTATATTCCGTTTCCTTGCGCCAAAAGAGACGGCTGGTGTTGATCAGATAGCCGAAGAAATGGCTCTTCACATTATGGATGTCGATGTCGAGATGCTCGTGGCCGCCCTCGTCGGTGACCTTCTTGATATCGAACATCGGCTCGAGTTTCTTGAAACGGTGGCTGATGACATTTTCCTTCCACACATAGTTGCTGATGCCGCCTTGTCCGTGCTCATAGGCTCTGATGCCGTCGTCGCCCGGCGAGGGCTTGTGTACATCGACGGTGGCGTTGTCGAAGAAGAAGAGCTGGCTTTGCGACGTAAAGTCGGTGAAGTCAAGTGTGACCTCGCCGAGGCTCTCCAGGGCTGCACCTGAAAGGCGGGGCGAGTTGAGTACCAGGTTGAGAATGTCGCGGCCTTTATGGTGGTCTATGACCCACTTGATGACGAACTGTCTGATCTCGCCTACCTTGATTTTCTTCACCACGTTGCCGTCGATATAGATATATTCCGGGTTGTCGCTGTTGTCGTCTTTTAGGGCGTGGAATCCGTTCAAGGCAAGGAAATTGTAGAGGCAGGCCGTGTCGATTTCATATTTCCGCTTGCCGTCTTTCGTCAGCCATTCCACCCAGAACCGTGCCGGCAGGGCATTGGCCATGAGGTTTTTGAAGTCTTTCTTCTCAGAGCGCAGCGCCATCCAGTCGCGCAGGTCCTTGCGGCTGTGTCCGCGGTTGTCCTTGTATTCAGACAGCCAGTCGGGGAGCCAGACGGTATGTATGTCGATGTAGGTTAGTGCCAGCTCTGTTCCCTTGCGGCGGCCGGTCTCGTCGATGTCGGGGATGTTATACAGTACCTCGACATATTTCATGATCTCGCGGTATTCATCGGCTGAGAGGCGGTAGGTCTCTGAGTTGAACCAAAGAGGATGATAGCCCATCGACTGACAGCAGAGCGAGTCACGCTCTCCTGAGCAGATGAATGCCTCCGGCAGTTTCTTCTCCTTATAGGGTTTGTCGTCGTCGTGGGTGCGCTGCCACTCCTTTTCCTCCTCGGCGTTCATCTTGTGATAGGCAGCTTTCAGCTCCGAGAGTCCGTTGACATACCGCTGTGGCTTCACGCCCGCCGGCGTGTAGGAGAAGCGGAACCCTTTCTCACAGTTTAGCGGCTCATAGACCTTGTAGAACTTTATTTCGTCCTGCCCGTCCTTACCCTCTCTCACGAGACATTCGCGCATGAAGATGGGGTAGTGGGCAGTGGAGTATTTCACTGTGGCACGGCGGTTCTTGACGTTGCTGATCCATTTCACGGAGTGCCAGTGCAGCGCGTCGACGGTGGCCTGGGTTACCTTGGGACCGAGGACACGCAGCTCATCCTCGGTAAACTTTTCATTGAGCTCAAACGAGCGCGAGCCGTCCGGCTCGTCCTGTCTGGCATCGCGCTGGCGGATGTCCGGCTTATTGACCGTATGGTTCAGTTCGTCCTTCACTCCGTATTTGGCGGCGAGCTGCAGCAGGGCCTCGTTGAACTGGCTCTGACGCATCCCCTTATAGTTCATATATACACTGATGCCGTTCTCGCCTCTGCCGTCGCCGCCGAAATCTGTCACCTGCCAGATCCTGCCATAACTCTTGGAGTCGTACTGCCGCAGGCTGGCGGATGGTGTACGCTCATCACGGATGGCGAAGTGCTTCTTGGCATTCACGCAATCTCTCGCCTGTGGATAGCAGTCGAGGATGATGTCAAGCCCTCCGTGCGTGGCATTCAATATATCTTCAGCTTTAATCATAATCTTATCGTTTTACGCTACAAAAATAGCTAACCGCCCTGATGGCGGCAAATACTTACGCCGACATGTTGTATCATACTTTTATTACACATCCGCGTTTCTCATCGATTATAAATCCTCCCTCTTTTATATTGCGAAAGACTTTCACCTTGATGACCTTTGTTCTTTCGGGGGGGGCATTATGATTATACGCTTTCATTATCTCTTTCTCCAACTGCCCCGGCCAATAGGCTTTTCTCGGCATGGAAATTTGAACATCCAACTTTTCTCCATCAGAGAATGTAAGGATTACAGGTACTGTCATTAGCTCACTCATGATATTTGTCTTTCATTCCAGATCCGGTTACGCCTAAATAAGGTATATTAGCATAGAGAGCGATCTTCATGTTGAACGCTGTAATTGCTTTCGACTTTTTCATGCAGCTCTTCCCATGTTTGGAAAGTTTGATAAAGAATACGCATCCGAATCTGCGGGCATATGCCTTTTTAATTTTTCGATATGTCATGTTACTTACCTCCTTCTTCTGCCAAGTCGAGATTTGGGTATCTGCTCATCTTGAAACCTTTCAGAAAGAGCACTCCAGTATTCTTATCGAAATGAACATTAAACGAGCCTCCCTTTTCCCATTTCTGTTTGGCCAATGTCCAGGCACGTCCTTTTTCGTCAAACACTATAAGATTGCCATAATACTTGCCGACAGATTCTTCATAGCTTTCCGGGTCTCCGCATACGAAGAAATGCACCTGTCTGCCTTTCTTCATTTTCACTTCCAATTTATCCAGATTGAGAACATCAATCTGCTCTTCCATTTCCTTGATTGTCATTTCTTTATATTTTTTATGGTTTCTATTTCTACTTCAAACTCATCACATGAAATTTCGTATGTATCTTTTCTGAATGATGGCAAATGCTTAGGGACAATCCTTAGAAATTCACCATCTTCAGCTTTTAGAATGATTTTTCCTTTCTTGCCAACTTTAATTTCCATCTTCACATAACGGCTTTTTGTCGTATTGAACGTATTTCCTTAACTCTTCACACCACCTGCCATTGATGCAGTTACGTCCATGGGCGCAGGTCCGGCACTGCTCGTTCATAACATATACCCTCCCATGCGCATTACCCGGATGATCTCGCGGCAGTTCTTAACACCGAGCTTGTCACGGACTCGCAGAAGTTGCGATTTCACCGTGTTTCTGTTCTTGTGCAGTTGCTCGGCAATTTGATCCAGCGTGCTGCCGTTGAGATAGAGTTTCACCACTTCCTGCTCTCCCTTGGAGAGACGGACCAAGCTTTTGGGCTTGCAGATGATATGCTCATCCTTGCAGATACCACGGAGCGGGCAGCGCACTTCCTCGAAGTGCATGATGTCTTCGTCGATATCCTTGGTAAGCAAGTCGTGCTCACCGAAGTTGCAGCGTACAAACCGATCCACCATCTGCGAAGCATTCTTTTTATAGAGGATGGCCAACCGTGAATAGCATTCCGGGAAGCGGTTGCGCACCAAGGTTACCACCTTGCTGACAATATTCGTTGAGAATTTCGTCAGCCGTTTGGCATCCTGCCCATCTTTGCGATAATAGACCTGTCCTTCAGGACTGGTGAAAAATTCTATCCCCTCCATAAGCTCTCGTTATTAATTGCCAAGTTGATGAGAACCTCATCCGATTTGGTAAAGCTACCATGATTATTAAACTTGACCACCATTGAGTTGTAACCTAACCCCATCTCTCCAACAAGGTATCTGAGAAATCTTCCTTTCTCTGATCTTGACAGTTTGGAGTAGTAATCCCTAAGGCCTACAGCATCTAATTCTTTGAAATCTTTCTTGTCCATTACAATTATTATTATTAAATTTGTTGCAAAGATAAAATTAAAAAATCAAACTTCCAACGTTAGAAGGAATTATTTTCCTATAATAGTGATAATTTAACATTTGGACTATGGCATTAGAACTCGACAGCCCTAATATTGGCTACATCATGGATGTGCTCAAGGAGCGCGGCATGAATCCACGACAGCTATCAAAGCAAGTGTATGGAAAAGAGACACATCGGGACATAGTGAAGGAGATTACAACGAAGCCCGATGTGAGAGCAAGTACGGTGTTGAAGCTATGCCGTGCCCTGGGCATAACCATGGATAGTCTGTATCAAAACTCGGACACTAACAGTGTGAACTATCCTTCTATTAATGGAATAGGTATCGTAAACAACTCTCCCCATGCTCACATAGATCTGGCAGACCTGAGAGCTGAGAATAAAGCTCTTAAGATGGTCATTGAGGAAAAAGACAAGCGCCTCGCCGAGCAGAGCCGCTATATAAAGGAGCTCGGCGACAGGCTTGACATGGTGCTCCAGCTCGGACAGAAGTCGGACACGGCCAAATAGTTGATTTTAAAGGCTGACCCAGCAGCTGTTTTCAACGTTTTTTTACCTATTCATTCTACAATTCGTTAAAATCCTGCCTCCGCAACTAAAATGCCCGTA